GATCACGAAGGCAAGTACCGCGCCTACCGCCCTGTTTACCCGAAAAAAAATGTTCAGGGCAAGGAATAGGCCAATCCCGATGATGGGAAAAAGCATCTCCTGTTCCCGGAGGTTGATAACCCCGGACGGCAGCCAGAAGATACAGCCCATCACAAAAAGGAGAATGAGGGAGAAGCGGGTTTCCCCGCCTCCCCTGATATAATCGATAATCGTGTTCAGATGCGCCTTAATTGGACGCAGTGTAGAAAAATTCAACACCCTTCACCTCAAGGTCACCCGTGCCCGTGGCCACGTTGTCGCGCCATATTCTCAGCGTTACCCAATCACCCGCCGCCAGTGCCGCGAAGTCCGTCGCCGGTGTCAGGGTTACAACATCCGGGGTACTTGTAGTGCCCGCCAGCGCAACGGGTGTCTGGTCGTTGCCCGAAGAGTCAACGGCCACGCCATCACGGTTCACAAATACGTCGAAATCGACCTGATTCGGCGTTGTGCTGTTGGACTCAGTACAGATGAGCCGGAACGCCCCGCCACTGGAGTAGTCGGATGGGATGCGGAACGTGATCATCACGGGCGTAACTTCCCCATCCGCCCATACAATATTGGGTATGCTGTCGTCTACCTCTATTCCGGGGGCCGTGGTGGCCGTAACCGGGGAAGAATCGGACAGAATGAAACCCATAAGGGGAAGGCCGAAAGAGCGTTCGCGGGAGTGGGTAAGGGTCGTGATATTAAAGGCCGCCGCACTGTCGTCAAATCTGGCAATCTCCGTCCCGTCTTTGTTGTAGAAGACGAGATCGCCGTCAACCCCGCTGCTCCGTATATTGTTGAGTTCAGCCGCCCATAGCGTTGTCGCTACAAACAGAATCCCGATAATCAGGACGGCTATCAAGGTTCGTTTCTTCATGATGCCCTCCTTAATCGTAGATTGCCGTTTCGGGAATCTCCGCCATAAAGCGCGGGTCGCTCAGGTTCACCCATGCCGCGAGTTCCGTTGTGTTCAAGTCAGCAATGTTCAGCTCAACACAGTCGTAGCCGTCGCCCAGGTCTTCGGCACTGATAGGGATACAATACAGCTTGTATCCGGCGGCGTTGACGTTAAAGGTGTTGCTGGATACGGCCACGGGGACAAGAATGTCCTCGTTGATCTGGATACCGTCAGCGGTCATGGTTTTCCCGCCTGAACAGGTGATAAGCTCACCGTCAACGAAAGTGGTTCCGTTGTACCCGTAGCAGATAAGTTCTGTTCCGGTGTCCTTTACGATTGTGGCAGCTCCTCCGCCTGTGCCCGAAATGGTCTCCGCCGCCTCTGCCGGTGTGTCAACGGACGGGGCGGTATATTTCAGTTTGAAGCCAGTTTCGAGGCGCCGGGTGAAGGCAAGCGCGGTTGAAGGGCTACCGTCAACGCTCGTACCCTTGTGAAACGTGATAGCCCCTGCCTGTCCAATGACGGCGCCGACCATCACATAGAAGTCGGCCTGCCGGTAATTTTTCATGCTTATGACGTTACCGACAAGCGCCCCGTCCTGGCTATCTGCCCAGAGAACGGGAACGGTTTTTATGATATTATTTTCTTTCTGCATGACTTTCCTCCTTGCAGTCTTTTGTTAAGCTCTCGTCGCCAGTGTGACGAACGGGCTCACGGTGTTGCTGCCCTTAAACGGCGTGATTGCCGAAGACCAGCGGGGCTGCCCGTCGAAGTAGTAGATGAACCGGTATGTTTCCTGATCGTAGAGGAAATTGACGTGAATAGACATGGCCTCGTTGATGTCGCCCTTATTGGCAGTAACGTACTGGCTCCAATCGGCCAGAAGAATGTCGCCGACCGTCCCGACGGTCTCGCACTGCTCGATGGGGATGACCGGGGCGCCCTTGATTCTCATGATGCCCTGTGCATCGTAGGTCACGAAGCGGGGCTCCAGTGCTCCGGTGCCTGCCGTGATGGAAAGCAGATCGAGTTCGGGACCGCAATCACGGTTGATAAACCAGACGGGGCTTCTGCCGACGAATCTCGCCCACATTTTGGAAAGGTTCGTGGTGAGAATCGTCGCGGCTTTCTGGCCGGTTTCCTTTGCCACTGATACGAGACACCCGGCGTTGAGGATGCCGAGGGCTTCGTTTGCGCCTGAACCGCGATAGGAAAGGTCCTGGCACTTAAAGGCGAATTCCTCACCGAAAAGCTGCCGCATTTCCTGACCGAGAAAGGTCACATTGCGCATCATCTCGCCGGATGCGTTGTAGAGACCGGTGAGTTTGGAGGGCTCAATGCGAATCTTGCTGAACTGCGTTTTGCTCGCGGTGAATTCACCGAGTTCTTTGTTGGTATAAACCCGGATTCCGCCGCCGCGTGAACCGGTCTTGCGGGATGTCTCGTCGATTCCGTATATTTCAACGAACTGCGAACCGGCGCCGAGAGTTCTTGCCGCTGTCCGGGGTAGAATTTCGGAATTGTTGAAACCGTTAGTCATGAGGTCAACCGAGGTCTCACCCTGAAGAAAGAAACCGCCGTCAGTGGGAACGCCCACCGTGAAGCCGCCCGTTGCGGCCGCCCGGCCTTCTTTTTTCGCCCGCTCTTCCTCTTTCGCCTGGTTGCGTTTTTCAACCTGCTCGAGACGGGACCTTGCGCCGCTTACTTCCGTTCCGCCGAACATATCCGGCCGAACCATCGTACGAATGTCAAGCAGCTGCTGGCCGAGTGCGGTGGCCGTGGATCCGCGATATATGGGCTGGTCCTCGACGGTGACCCTGCCGCCGCCTTCGGGGTTGCCGGACGTCTGGGATCTGTTCTCTCCGCCATCGGCACCGAAAAGGCGTGTCCGAAGTTCTTCTTCGGCTTCGAAAGATTTCATCTCTACGTCAAGCCTGTCTATTTCGGCCTTGAGGTCCGCGCGTTCCTGGATCTCTTCAGCGGTCAAGGACCTTTTCTCTGCCTCTGCCTTCGTGCGTATGGCCTCCATTTTGCGGAAAGCCTCCTGCATGAGTTTCTGAAACCTATTCATGGTCTTCCTCCTTAATTCCTTTGATTTTGCGATATGTCTCATCTTCTTCTTTCAGGAGGCCGAGGCCGGTCGACGGATCGGCTGTCCTCGCTGCATCGCCGGTCGACGGACCAGCGGTCTTTCTATATTCTTCGAGGGACCGAAGCCCCACTTCTGTATCGGGATAAGCTGGGAAAGTTACCGGGCTCACATCGTAAAGCCGCACTTTGATAAGCGTGCGTATTTCTACTTTGTCAACGGTTTCCCAGCGGTCGGAAAGCGTCTGAAACCCGAAAGACATCTGGTCAACGTCACCGCGGTCAATCGATGTCATAAGGTCCCGGGCCCACTGCGTATCGGGCGGGACGATATCGATCTTGAGGCCGTGCGTATCTTCATTAAGCGTCAGGGTATTGGCTCTATTCCTTCCCAGCGGATAATTAGAATCATGATTCCAAAGAGCCCGAACATCGTCGGTCTTTATGGTCTCAGAAAATGCGCCAGGGTCAATCTTCTCCCTGAACCGTCCGAGATCTTCGGACAGAGTATTGAAGACTGCCGCGTAACCGGTAATATGACGAAGGCCTTTCTCGTCCGTAATTGCCCGGAGCTCCGTAACCGCAAAATTGCGGCGTTCGATTTCAGTCTTTCTTTTTTCTGTCATCGGCCTTCACCTTTTCCTTGTCCTTCCGCGTCTCGTACTTGGGTTTGACGGCGGTTTCATACTGCTTTTTCATGAGATTGCCCCTTTTATCGCCTCTGAAAGCTCATCAAGCTGTTCTTCAGCCAAAGAAAACGCCCTGTATTCTTCCCATCCGGCCAGCGTCTTGTTGATATCGGTGCTGTTCTGGACTTCCCCGAGGTTCCTTTCGGCCAGTTCTGAGGCGTATTTTTGAACGAAATCCCGTACGAAAACGTCAAGTTTTGCCCTGAAATCGGTCAATTCCCGCCCGTTTAGTTCCTCTTCCATACCCAAAAAGGCCTCGGAATAGCTCAAACAGGCCGGAATGATCTGTTTTTGGATGTATTCGGGCATTTCCCGGTAGAATTCGGCGAAAGCAGCCGCGATCCCGTTGTTTGCGTGTTTTTCTGCGAGACGACGGATCGCCTTTACTTCTTTCCTGATCACCCTTTCTGCGGCATCAGCGAAAATATGCCGGTAAGCATTTTCAAGCCGCTTCCGGTAGACAAAGCTGTTTTTCTCCTTCGAAGTGGATCCCTCGATGTCTTTTCCGGCATCTTCCAGGGGGATCATGTTCAAAGGAACGAAACGCTTATCACCATCCGGACCGATCGGGTTCCTGTTTTCAAGTTCGTTAATTTCATTGACAGTAATCCCGCCGATGGCAAACATCTTCGTGTAATATTCGGACCGCGCCTCTGCATCGCCGCGCATCAGGCCGTCAATAAGGTGCTCGTAAAAGTGTTCCTGGCGTTCGTCAGGAGACAACAGGGACATATTGAAGGATTGTTCGAACCTCACGAGCCATGGACGAAGGGTCTTAACCACATAATCAAGGCTGAACTGCTCCGCGCTGGCGTAGGTCGATGCCTTGTCATATTCCCCGTACATCTGCGGGGGAAGGCGGAAGATCCGGCTGCCGATGTCGATGTTTGTGTATTTTCTGGTTTCCAGGAATTGTGCTTCGTCATTGGGGACGCCGAGCTTCTCAATCTTCATCGCTTCCTGGAGTAACATGACCCGATGAGACTTGCCGAGCCCGCCGTATACTTCGTTTGTGGCCTCACGGAAAGCAGCCGGGTCTTTCAGAGTCCCTTCCATAGAGATCACGAAAGACGGATGGATTCCGTTGCCGAAATACAGTTCGCCATATTCCTCGAGCGATTTACCCATGCCGATCGCTTCCCTGTGGGCCGCGATTACCGAATATCCAACGAGACCATTGAAAGATAGACCCGGGATGTGGAGAACTTGTCTTCGGGATAGATCAACGTCCGGTAGACCGGTACCGCCCATGCTGACGTGATAATAGATTTCACGTATCGGGATATCGGCCTTTTCGCCTTTGTTCCGCTTGACGGTGACGCGGTTCGGCGTGATGGGCCACAATTGTTCGATGACGCTGCGTCCTATTCGGCCCCGGCCATATACCTTTTCGGCAAATCCATTACCCCAGACGAGGACATGGGACTTTAAAGCCTCTCGGAATGTGAAAGCGGTCATTTCCGGGTTAGGTGAATCGTGAAGAAGCCCGTAAAGGGGATGATCGATCGCCTTTTCTTTACCGCCTTGCGGAAGACGCCGATAAAGATGCAGGGGAAGACTTGCTGAATCCTCAGAAAGAATCTTTACACAGCACCATACGACGGCAAGCTGCATAGCGTTGAATTCTGATATCGCCGTACCGGATTTTGTCTGCGGGCCTGAACCGCCATAAAAGAAGCCGCCCGGAGAATACCAGGAATCGGCAATAGCTCCGGTATGCCCGAAGGCCATTCGCTGTTCGAGCTTGTCGAGGATTCCCATTATTTAGACCTTTTCTTGCCTATCCCGAGGCCAAGCCAACAGAGAATGGCGCCGGTGACAGTAAAGGCTACCCAGGGCTTAAACAG